TATTTATACTATTATTATTAAAATCTTCTGTTGTGATATCAGTCATTGAGCCAGACTGAGTTGATAAGTTTATGTTGGCTATATCAAGAGCATCTTGGGCATTATTTTTATTAGTTAGGGAAGTTGCAACTACTACTGTCTGTCCATCTACGGCTGATTGGGCTGATGCTTTTTCTTCTCCCGCCGTGGCTTTTAAGACAAGGGACGAATCATATGTGGCAGAGGTCTGAGTTTGTGTTTCTTTTGCAGATACTGCAATGGCATACTTATCTTCTGCTTCTTCAATTAGGGATATGAATTCATCTTTGTAGCCAAGGTCGTCAATGCTATTGTTAAGATCTTGGATTTCTTGGGCTGCCAAGCTTAGTGGGTCATCAGAATAGGCGGGTGACATAAAAAGCCATCCAAATGCAAGCATTATAGACGCTGTTATTCTAAATAATTTAACTTTTTTCAATGATAACCCCTACATAACAAATTTTGTTATGTAGCAATTATACCCTATTTAGGATTATCAGTTTTATAGAATCCGTTACCCTTAAACTGTATTCCAAACGAACTAAAGTGTCTGATCATGTCTGACTTACATTCAGAGCATTTATATCCTGGATCATTTTCTGAAATTGAGCGGCTTACTGAAAGAAGTGCATGTGCTTCATTTTCTGTACACCTGTATTCATATACTGGCATTATTTAAAAGTCCTATCTGATTCAACAATATCTTTGGTTATTACTCTATATCCATAAGCAATACTTGCTCTTGGCTCTGGAAGATCTATTTGATGGTAAACGCCAGAAGGAATTACAGCAACATCTCCTGGACTCAATACAAATTCTTGTATTGGTTTTATATTTCCTTCTAAATGTATTTTCCATTTTGTTAAACCGATGCATTGCCAAAAAATAGAATCCCATTGATCTCTATGTATTTCAACAGTACTATCGTTTCCAGCTAAATTTACGAATGCTGTGCCACCAATACATTGTTCATTATAAACAGCGTTAAAAAAATTTATTAAATTTTCTTGTATTTTAAAAACATTATTTGACACCCTGTGTGAAGATTGGATATAAAACCTATCTCTTATTAATGTTTTACCATATATCTCATCTTTACCTATATATGGCAGATTATTTAATCTGTTACTAATAATTTTAGACGAAGCGTCTATATTGTTAATAAACTCTGTCCATCCAGGAGTTTCTGAAAAAAGATCTTTAAAAACAACGGCTTCTCCCTTTTTTCTTGAGTCCTCTATTTGTTCTAAAACATACTTTATATTAATTTAAATCTCCTTTTAAAAAGCCTTTTAATGACTTGCTTAGGTCTCCTTCGGTAGCGAACCAAAGAGTATTACTTTTTTGCTTTTGATCTTGCTTTAGCGAGTGCTTGAAAATCTTTTACTTTTGTTTCTCCAAGATATCCCCATGCGTATCCGTCTGCAATCATCTTTTCATTTAACGATATGGCTGATCCATCCAAGAATACCCAACCCAATATACGGCCATATTTTTCTGACGAGTCCATTTTTTCTGTTTTAATTACAACAGATTTAGCAGACTCAATTTCGTGCTTTAAATAAGACTTTGCTTCTAAGCCCAAAGCCTTTTCAATTTTGTCTGTTGTGCGACTTTCTGGAGTATCTATACCAGCAAGCCTGACTCTTGAGCTAAATGAAATGTCAAACCCTAAATCTATTTCTACATCTATTGTATCCCCATCAACAACTTTGGTAACTTTTTTTACATAGTATTCAAACATTACTTTGCCACTGCTGACTTTCCGCCGCCGCCACTTGCTGGCTTTGATGGTGCTGCCTTTTTAGCAACTGGTTTACCTGTCTTTGGCTTTACTGCTTCTCCAAATGATGGGCGCCCAAATCCTACAATGAAAACTGGCTGGCTCTTGCGAAACTTTGAGCCATTCTTCTTTTTGTATGCACGATTTTTAAGGCATGCCTGTCCACCATTTCGTTGATCTCCCTTTTTATCTGGGCTAGTATTTCCTTCTGCAACATCAACTGTTCCATCTGAATTAACTGCAGTAACAATTCCTACATGAGAAATTCTATCAACACCATCGTTTGGAAAATCAAAATAGACTATGTCTCCAACTTCTGGGGTTGCTGTCTCTACTGGTTGCCACGCACCTGCCTTAATAAATGCTTGTGCGCCTGCTGGAGTATAAACTGTGTTAGGAATTTTTACCCCAGCCGTATTTGCACACCACATTATATAACTTCCGCACCATGGCTGAAAGTTAGACTTTGTAAATTTACCGTACTTTGTTTCGTTATCTTTTGGACCTTCAATATATCCAATTTCTGCAAGCGCTACTTCTGCTAGCCTTGCTGCTGATCCCTGTACTGATGCCATTTTAACTCCCCTAATTATTTTATGCCCGTCATGTGAGGGCAAGTTTTATCAATATTATATTATACCATTTTTATTTTAGCTGTAGTAGTGTCAGAATTGCTGTCATTTAATAATTTCTAGCACATCTTTTTCCATCATGGTTGCAGTTTCTTGGGCTCCGCCGCCTCTAAAAATAAAAGGCATATTGCTCATTTGAGATTGGAAATTAATATGGGTTATTGGAAATATAAATTCTCCTGGTTTAGATCCAGATGGGATTGAGCTTAAATAAATTGTACATTTGTTTTCATTAGCTATAGAAGATAGCTCCGCTAGCCTAGTTTTTATAAGTATTTTATTACAAGTAACAACATTTTTACCAGAGAAAAGACAGGATTTAATTAAGTTAAATGCTATTTCTGGATCACTTATGCATTCAACAACTACCTCAATAGACTTGCTATCAATAATCAAATCAGCCTGGTCTATAAAATTAACATTACAGTAGTCTTTTTTATTATCTACATTTTTTACAAAGACATACTCAACATTTACATGATTTTTTATTAAGTTGTAAAATGATTCGCCAACTAATCCAAACCCTGCAATTGCTATACTTATCATTTTGTATAAGCAAAGACTGATATTACATATCTTGTAGGGCCTTCTCCTACATCTTTTACTCCATGCATATAATCTTCTGTTCCAGGAAAAGTTATCATCGATCCAGCCTTTGGCCTAAATTCTAAATTATAATCTGGAAAAAATAATTCTCCATCTAAATAGTCATCATTTAAATAAATTACTATTGCTCTTTCTAAATTTTTTTTATATCCGTTGTCGTGATGTACTTTTAAATTTGAACCAGAATATTGCCTTTGTATAGTGTCTACCTCTGGTACCTTGTATTTCCCGTTAAAAAATAAATTTATTTTATTCCATATTGATACTTTTATATCATTATAGGTATCTGGGATTTCTAAAATTTTATCATCCCAAAAAATGTTTCTATTATTAATTTCATTTTTAAAATTATCGGAATCTTCTGAATTTTTTAAGAGAGCTTCTTTGCGTCTGTCCTTTAAGTATCTTAAGCTCCACATATCTTCATTAGCTGATTTACAAAAATCTTTAAGGAATTTTATTTCATCTGTAGATAAAAAATTTTCAATTAAAAATATATCTCTAAATGGATTTGATATATGTGTAAGATTGCTCATTTAAAATTATCCTTTAAAAACTTGTCTATCTTTTCATCATCATAGTCTTTTGGTATTTCGTAAAGATAGTTAGGTATTTCAAATTTATTTAAAAAATCTACCCATACTTTAGACATACATGAAAACATGTGAGGATCATTAGGGTCTTCGTGTCCAATAATTTTAACTGTAGACATGTCTGTACATAGCAATGCATTAACTATTGATGACCCTATAAGGCATACAATTTCTTTTGAACTTACATATAATTGATATTGCTCTATTGGATTCAGGTCTTCTGGATAACATATTTCATATCCAAGAGATTTCATATGTTCTTCAATTTGTTTTTCATTTGAAAAACCTCTTTCAAAATTTTTTCTGCTTATGTATATTCTTTTATCTGTAATAGGAATTTTGTATTGTTCAAAGAAACTTCTCATTTCTTCAATAGCTGTAAAATCTCGTGGCTCTGGTAATGTATAATACATGTGGTAATGATCGTACTCAATGTGCGCTGAATCAATATTTAATTCATTAGACCATAGCTGTTCGTGAGTAGAAAAAGCTCTTGTATAATAAACAGGCTTTTTGTCATAAAATACATACCCATGGTCAGCAGATATTTGATTAAAATCTTGTACTATATCCGATATGTTTAGACATATTGTATTTATTTTTAATACATCAATAAAAAATTTTAAATAGGAGGAGTTTTTATCTTTATTTTCTGTGTGCTGATCAGATAATCCAGAAAATAAACCTTCGTTTGTAATAAATTGATCTCCAATAAGAACCAGGGTGAAGTTTGGATCAATTTTTTTTAAATTAATTAGTCTTGGAATTAATTCCATAAACGCATGATACATCTTTGATGTATATTCAGTTACAAAAACTGATCCATCTATATCGTTTTCAATATCAGTATCATTAAATTTATTTATGACTGGGTGAATTTCATGAAATAACATTTCCCTAAAATCTGTCATTCTGTCCACAGTAGTTTCGTCTAATTTATAAAAAGTTTGTCCCAATGCATATTTACCAAAGTGTTTGTCTCCGTCCCATCTAGGTCTATGTGGAAATTCTTCTTTATAATTAACTGGTATTAGGTTACCGTCTTTATCTGCATTAAGTCTATCAGCTCCCCTAAGCTGTTCTGTTTTTTTATAAAAATCATATATTGGATTTTTTACCTTTGCAACTACCATATAATCATTTATAAGTATTTTTGATAAAATTCTTTTAGACATTATCTCTCCCATTTTTTCTGTGCCTTTGGCAGGAATTGAACCTGCGACAACCCGCTTAGAAGGCGGGTGCTCTGTCCGACTGAGCTACAAAGGCCAGTCAAGAGCATAGTCACTGCAAACTCCATAAACACTATCTGAATCTGTCCAGTCTGAAGGTACACGAGATAAGCATACCATTATAGATTGTGGTGTAACAGGCTGATCTGGATAAGTCCAAATAATATTATTACTTGTTAAAGTAAATTTATCTGATTGGTGCCAAAAGTATTTGAAGTCTGAATACTTTGTCTTAAACATATATAAAGACTCTATATTTTTGCAGTGAAACCATGCTTCTTTTGATATTTCTTTTATGAAATCTTCTGAAACTTCATATGTAGGTTCATCGTGGCCTAAAAATATTGTTTGTGATATTAGCCAGATATCTACTTCTACATTATACCCCATTGATATGGCTTCCTTCAAGTGCTCTGGTGAGTTTTCTTTTTCTATGTCGGGGCCCGTTGTGTTTCCTCTGTGAGATATTATTATCATATTTTTTTCACAATAACCTTATCTGAAGGTATGCTAGGAGTTTTAACGCACACTACGGAACAATCTGTAATAAAACTAACATCTGTTATTTCATAAGGATACAGTATAAATACATCACCTGAATTTAATTCTTGTCCATTTAATAACATCTGGCCGCTAATTAAAAGATTAATCTCAGTTGATTTTTCTTGGTAGTGCAGATCCCAAATTTCTCCAGATGGATGAGTCCTCCATGATACTTCAAAATCTTTTGATTGAAATGCCGCTTTTGGAAAATCTCCAATAAACCAGCCTTTCTCAGTATTATTAATATTAAATATTTTCATAAAGAGTACCCTTCCCAATCTATTGAACTAAATCCTGAGTCGGTAATAATATTAATTGCAATTGCTCTAGCTGTATCAGTTTCTAAAAGTTTATCATTAATTAGATATCTCGGCCCGCTTGTTATTCCCATTATAAGTAGGTCCCAGGGAACCCCTAGATCGCTTAAATGTTTTTCAGTCATATGTCTAGCAGACTCTTTTCTAGCTGTAGTTAAAATAATTTTATGACCCAGGGAGTCCCAGTGATTAAATTTTTCAATTACGCCATTTAGTAAGATAGGTTCATTTTTTACTATGTCTCCAAATCTGTGTGAGTGTTTTAAAATTGTTCCGTCTATGTCACAGAATATAGTTTTAGGTTTTGGAGTGTAATATTCTTTTGTTTTTGCTAAATAAGTCTCTACGTCATTTGGAGTCCCTAGAGATACGTAGGAATTTTCTGGCATTCTATAAGGAACTATAACCATATTTTCTTCAATTAAATAATTATAAGTTAAAGATATATAACATTCTTTAATATTTTTTTCCTTATATTCGGACAGTAATTTGTTTGCAGAAAAAACAAAATCATTTCCTTTGTTCCAATAATGTATCCCCGCTAAAGCGTCTGAGCTTATAGGATCTTTTTCTGCAATTCTTAATATTCTACCGTCTGATATTTCGGCAAAGCTGTGCTTTAAATTGCTAGAATTAAAAACTGCAACGCAACCGTGAAAATCATTTTTTATAAAATCTAAAAAATTTTTTGGATCCCATTTAGTTATCTGATCACAATTTGTTATTATTAGTGGCGTATCATTATCTATATACTCTTTAGCATAGAGTGCCGAGTCTGCGGCGCCATACTGTTCTGTATTTACTTGTATTTCAATTGAATCTGGTTTAAGATTTTTTAAAATAGAGCTAAGAGATTCGTTAAATTTAGGGTTATCATACTTTCTGGTTATAAATATATATTGACCCTTTAATCCTAAAGACTCAACAGAGTGTTCTATCAAAGTTTTGCCGTCGACTACAATAAGTGGCTTTGGTAAATCGCTACCAGAAAACCTTGTTCCAAGGCCCGCCATGGGAATAACTATGTTTAGTCCTTTATAAGTTCTTCTTCTTAATTCTTCATTCATTATTGTTTTCCAATACTATTGTTTTTTCTACAATTTGCTGTACGTATTCTGAAAAATGTTTTCTAACGCTGCCTTCTGGTCTATGGCCAAGGGCAGTCCATATTCTTTTGTATTCTATTATGTTAGAGAATGTTGTCGGGCAAACAACCAACTTTTCATATTCTTTTAAAACTGTAGGCAGAGGCACATGTTTGCCACAACATTTACATTCTTTAGCTTTTTCTTGATACGTACTCATATTATTGACATCCTGTCCATTGATTCTTTTAATTGTTGAGGCATTCTAGGTGCCCTAATCATATTTTGAGAGTATTCTTCCTCATCCTTATCTCTATCATTTAACATAGAGCTATAAGTATGTATATCTATCTCTGTGTTATTTTCAAATCTTGTTCTGCTTATCGCATTATATACTGATCCACATACTGCGTCTGCCAAGTCTTTTGATCCTTTTCTTGGATGGTCTACTCTATCTCTCATAATTTTTAGCTGAAGTAATTCATCTATAAGCAATGGTATTCTGGGACCAAGCAATCTTTCTTCTAATACAATCATAGCCATATCGTCATAATGTTTTTTAGCAACAGAAAGAATTTCTGTATTGATCCCGTACTGTTTTAGTTGCTGCATCATGTCATGAGAATTCCATCTATCAAATGTGCATACTCTAATTTTAAATCCCATAGTTCTTAAAGAAAGTATGTAGTCTCTTACTTCGGTAAAGTCTACAGATTTATCTGCTGTTGGAGTCCAGTATCTAACTGCATCTACCTCAACTATTGGCGCTGGCTGAGAGTACTCATTAGTTATTTTTACATTCACCCACTTTTGAACATGCGCTAAAGAAACAGCACAGTGGTCATGCTTTTGAGCTAAGTCTACGTGTATAAAATATTCTTTATCTGGGTCTGGGGCAAACCAGCTTTCAAATCTTCCAAAAGCATCTATGGCTATAGCTGTATTTCTAAAAGCCGATTCAATTTTTTCTCTTGATTTAAAAAATGCATCTATTGCTTCTGTTGGCATGCATGCAAATCTGCCGAGTGCGTCTGAAGGGTTTTTATAAAAAGAAACTTTAAAGTCATCAATTTTTCTTACTGGATTAACTTCCCATGTTGGCCTTTTTAAAGCGTACATTCTCGGATACTTATAAGAAATTATGTGATCTTCTTCCCATTCTATATCAAACTCGTTGCCAATTGTTGCGTCTGGAAGATCTTCGTCTAACTTAAAATGATGCGTTCTAACAATAACTTCTTTTTCCGCCACAACATCTTCATATCTTTGCTGTATATAATCATTTTTATATCTAGGAAAAGAAAGCAATATAACTTTACCAAAGTCTGGGAATCTTGAATCTACTGAAGCTCTATACATGTCATAAATGGCGCTTCCTGTTTTTGCCTGCTCGTGCCCAGTAGTATTCTCTGTAGCAAATCCAGATATCTCATCAAGAACAACAACAAGGACGTTGTATCCTTCAAATGCTTCTCTTTCTGAGTGTCCAGAGTATACTGTTATTGCTTTATCAAATTTAATCTCGGATGCTTTGGATTCATATTTGCCAGTAAACCAGGGTGATCTATCCACCCTTGTTTTAAATCCCTTAAAAAAAACATTTTGTGCCTGCTGAGAGTTGATTGCAATATTAATAATATCAATTGAATCTCCAGAAGGCTTCCCATAATATGTTGCTGGATCTTTTAAGCATAATAGTAAATATACTATATAAGAAACTGCAATAGTAGAACAGTAGTCTTTCCCTGATCCTTTCCCTAACTGAGCAACAACCTCGTTGGCTGTCTGCTTAAACATTCTCTTGCCTTCTTCTTCTCCAAAAAGCTTAATAAGTGTGGACTCTTTATATATCTGTGAGCTTTTTTCAATTAAAGTATATTGATATTCTGAAAGAGGTGGTAAACCTAAATATTCTGGGCTCTGAACAAATGTTCTTAGGTCTACTGGCTTTTCTTCAAACTCTTCACCATCTAATATATCAATTAGATCATTAAAATCAAAGTCCATCAGGCTGGTGTCCTTACTTTTTTATAAATATGATTGCTATATGAATACCTTAATTTAGAAATTAATGGCTTAACTCCATGAAAACATAGTGGTCCAGAGCTGTGTATCAATAAATCACCAGGTTTTGGAGTATGAGTAATACCTTGTGTTGGATAATATATTTCTCCGCCTTCAAAAGAATTAAAATAAACTACTGTGCCATAAATAGAAAGATCATTTTCTTTGTATGGTGTGCCTTCAACATATGAAGATGCAATTTTTTCTATTTTAGAAAAATCATGCACATCGGCATGAGGATCCCAATAAGTTCCTTTGCTTAAAACCGTTGCCACAGAAGATTCTCCTAAAAACATACCCTCTGGTACTATATTTAAAATTTTGTTTCTAATTAAATCAATTTGTTTTATAGGAATTGTTTTTAAAATATTTTTACCAGGCCACCAAGGCTGCAAATTCTTGCTTGGCATTCTGTTTATTATTTCTGTAATTTCATTACACTGATTATTAGATACAAAGTTTTCATATAAGTAAATCTCTTCACCAATTTTTTTAAATTGATCAAACATTAAACTACCTCTTCTGCATCAATTATAATTGATTCAACTATTCCAGTAATTTGAGATAAACGCTTTGCAACTTCCATTTTGCATTTTGGGCATGTCGAGGTAACTTCTTTTAATATTTTTACTAAGACCTCTTGCTTGCGTTCTGCTTCTGCAACTTGGGAAGCCAGCTCATTATTTTCTAAAACACCGACATCTTGAAGCATTCCTATTCTTTTGCCCTCAATGTCTGCTATAAGCTTTAATGCTCCCGCCTTAACATTTAGTTGGCCAGACTGATCTGCGTCCTCTACGGTCTTCCAGGCCTCTTTAATGAGCATTGCATAATGTTGATCTGCGCCCGATATAGCTTCTTTGGCACGGTCTCTAAGACTGCTATCATTGTGGACTACAGACTTCCACTCATCAATAAACTCAACGACCTCTTTACGAGAGAATCCAGTAATTGTTGCAATCTGGGTAGCACTGTTACCCTTAAGTAGTTCTTCAACTACCTTGTTCATTCTATCAAAATGCTGTGCTAGTTCTATTTCAACCATAGTTTTATTATACTTCTAGTTGACTGCAATAGCAAGTTTCTTGGCAATTTTAAGTAAGATTAAATAACCAATCATATCGTCAATATCATTATCTCCTGCAAATCCTGAGCCATTTTTGATCCTATTAATCTTATCATCAATTCTGATCTTAATTTGCTCTTGATTATCCGCCTGAGAAAATATACGAATAGGAGACAATGCTGAATCACCATATGAAATATTTTTATTAATTAACATTTCTGCAATATCAAGACACTCTCTAATTATCTTGTGTCCAGAAGGTGCATCAGTTGCAATTAATTGCAAATCTGTTACCCAGGACTGATAGCTATCTTTATTAGGATAATCTGTTCCCGCCATTATTCCATCTCCTTATATAATTGTTTAAGACCTTTCAATGTTCCTATGTCCATGTACTTTCCGCCTGTCCTTGCGGCCCTGACATCTAAATTCATATCAATCCATTCTTGTATTTGTTTCCCTGGATGCTCTAAATCTACATCTATGTATCTTATCAAATTTTTGCGGAATAGCATAGTGCCCCACATATGTGGATATTCACAGCTATATGTTTTATCCATAGAAGAAAGAACTTTATCTCCAGACAATAATACCTGGCCAACCCTTCCCCTAAGATCTTCACTGCAATCCCATGTTCCAAGCACAAGGTCGCCAGGAGTGTTAGTCATTTCTCTATAAATATTTTTTTTAGATCCATGTATATAAGTGTCTGGCATTCCAATTAAAACGGTATCGTTGTAATCTCCAACCATAAATTTTACTGCGTCTGACATAGTAGATGGCTCACGAACAATTAACTTAATGTTCATATCCATATTCTGAATAATTGGAACCCATTCTGCTCTAGTGGAAACTCTAACTTCATCACAAACTTCCAGCATTTGTTCCACGTGCCACTGCAAAAGTGATCTCTCATCAGAAATTGGCAAACAAAATTTAGGTATGCCGCCTACTCGTGAAGCTTTCCCTGATGCAGGTAAAATTCCTATTGTTGACATTATTTCTCCCACTCATGCGGATTGAATCCATTAGGATATGACTCATTAACCATTGGATCTTTTTTCCATGCAATCCATCCATCTTCTCTATCATCCCCCCAATATAAATGAACTACATCTTTATCAAGTAGGCGCCTAGCCTCTTCGCCATTTAATATCTTCACATTATTATTTTTTAACCAGCCCATTTCCATTAGCTCTGGTGCCCAGTCATTTAAATGCTTTTGATAAGGCTCAACGCCAAGCTCTTTGTAGATAGCGTCAGTAAACATCTGAACGTCTGTATAGTAATGTACCATATGGTTATGCTTTATGATACCGCTTGAACATCTTTCAACACATAGATCAATTGCTGCCTTCATTATTGGGCTCCCAGCCTTTGCAGCAATTACTTGCGTAGCAAGCCATGGGGTATCTTTTTCTATATCTAAAAGCACGTCATTGTCTTCGCTTAGCCAATCTGAGATTGGTGACTTGCAGTGTGTATCCATATCTGCATATACTCCACCATTAATATAAAGAATTGCAAATCTCCATAGACCAGCTTTCATGACTCCTAAAGGCAAATTAATATATGTATTATATACCTCTTCAGAAAAATTTTCTTTAAAAAAAGCTTTTCTATCTGGACCACTCATGTATCCGTGTTTCCAGTCTGGATTATTATGCTTCCAAGTATTTATACTGTCTTTTGCATAAGATGGCAAATCTTCATATGATGTTTCATAAGTTTGCCAAATAATTTTTTCAATGCTCATCTTTTTTTAATTAATCCAAACTGCTCTAGGTATCTCTGTATAGTCATAGCAGATACTTGACACTCTTTACCTATCTCTGTTACTGTTTTCTTTTGAACTACATATCTTCTATATAGCCATTCTTTACTTTGATATAGTTTCATCGCTCCGTCAAAACCTTATTTGCATAGTGTGCAATTCCAAATGAATCTGCCACATCAAAATCATCTAAAGAAAGTCCATATTTATTATTAAAATAATCTACAGTCCTTTGCTTACGCATATTTCTTATTTTATTTTTATACCACGAGTCTGCGTATCCTGGATTAATTAATCTTATAGCAGCCTTTTCTTCTTTTGTTGGGTTCTTGTTTCCAATATACGCTTGCCAAGATGTTGGAGATATGGTGATGACACTAGCACCAGTAGACATAAGCTCAGCAATAACAACACCGTATACATAAGATAATTTTATCACAGCATCAGGTGATCTGACAAGGATAGCTCCTTCTACGACAATGTAATCTGATTTTAGTTCATCAAGCATAAGAGACATTTTCTTTTTAGCGTCATATATTTTTTCATATATGTCCATTCCTTCAAGATCCACCTTGCCCCATTTAATTGGATTATTATTTTCCATTAAACAAAAGGCAATTGAATTTGTTGAAGCATCTATTCCTAAAACTCTATTTGCCTGAGTCTTAACTAAACTAGCTAATTTCATCTATCATTCCTAGCAATTTAGACCTAGCAGAATTGCTATTTTTTTTCTCACAGGATGAACACTTATTGCCCTGATTGTATCTGCTTAATTGGACTCCGCATTTACAAGCCCTGAAAGCGCCATTTCGTATAGACTTTTTTTCATAGTACTTCTCCATTATTCTTCTGTTAGTTGCAACTCTGCAGCACTCATCAGTGCAATATTTTTGATTATGAGTCTTGGCCTCAAAATCTTTTGAACATTCTTTATTATAACATATCATAATGATGGTACCTTAAATAACTCAATCTGTACTTCTCCTACTGGTGTTTCTTTACTGTAGCATTCTTTTTTAACTGGGCAATATGTACATGGCATTTTAGACTTAGTTGATCCAGCAGGACGCATCGGAAGCCCGCCCTCTTTAAAGTTATCCCATACCTCTTGCATCCATAAAAATGTGTCTTCAATTATTTTTTTATTTTTATCATTCATTGCCACTGGAATAACAAGTATCTCCTGAGTGTTTTTATTTTCATAAAGGAAAAACCCTTCCTTAGCATTTTTAAGCTTCATGTAAGTAAGCAACTGCAGCATATGGTTTGGTGAAGATTTCATTTCCGCCTGCCTTGTATCCCAAACTTCTTGCTTTGCAGTTTTAATCTCTCCAACAACTGTTTCGCCATCATACTCCATAATCAAATCAATAAATCCTCTAATAGGAGGGTATTCATTAATAATCTCTTCTTCTTCAGATCTAAACTCTGGCATAGTGGCAATAAGCTTTTGTAATCTTTCGTGGGCTTGGGTTCCTTGAGCCATATTAGCAACGGCAACCGCATCGTTGTTGTCAATAAACATTGCACCGCTGAAAGCCATATACCAATATCTTGGGCAGGTTCCGTGACCATAGCCAAGTGAACTAGGACTAAATGACTTTTTAGTCATGTCTCCGTCTGCACGCTTTGTATTTCTATACGACTCATCAAGAAGATCTGCAAACTTTTCTGGGTCAAAAAATTTCCCAGTATGCTTTTTAAACTTTAGGTTTTTTACTATATCTCTACCCATTAGCAAACCTAAAGACTAACTCTGCACCGAGCCATATCCCAACAATCCCCATTACTGCAGGAAAATATGGAGGAGCTGGAACTGGTAATTTAAAAATTGCAAATATTCCGCCTAAAATTGCACCAGTAAGTGTTGAAAGGAATATATCTTTTACCATTATGAATTATACCTAACGACATACTTAAGTGCATCCACAAGCTTGTCTATGGACTCCTTTAAAGAATAGTATACATTTTTTTTATTATTGTTTTCTGTACCAGCTTTGTCTTTTGCAATTGTAGAATAATAAGAAGCAAGCACCGCAAACTTTGTTGACATTGCTTGAAGTTCCATTATAAGCATAGGAGATTTAGCAGAAGGGACATCTGGATTCATTAATAGCTTTACAACAATTGCAAGCGCTTTATCTAAGTGTTCATCCTTCATAAATTTATGAAGGTCATTAAACTCTGTTATATCACTGATTAACTCTAAAGTATTTTTATCGCTCATTGCTCTTCTCCCAAAACTGAATCAGCTCCTCTAGGACTGCCCACTCTATAATTCCAAGACGGACCTTGGAATCTTTACCTATAATAATTTTTAATGCTGGGTGCATGTCTCTATTTACTTTAAATGTGTCTGTACATATTTTTGCCCAGCTATCTTTGCTTAAATTAAATGACGAGCCCGCTTCTTTATAATCAACAAGGAAGTTTTTCCATTGGGCATCACCCTTTTGATAATCTCCCCTACCACTATTTTTTTGAGCCTTAGCGCCATCACGTTTTACTTCTGATCTCTCTGACATTAAAAAGACTTGCCGTCTATTTCTATTACTTCTTTTACGAAGAACGGTATGGCGTGGTTATTTGATTCTTGATATTTAAATGTTTGTCTTCTATCAAAAGCGTGCTCTTCTGGCATAATTAAGTTTCTAAAATGAATTCCAGAAGCTTCTTCTGCTGCAACTCTATTTTCTTCAATAACATCCCAAATTTCTTTACCATATTTATTTAATCCCTCGTTATACTCTTTGCTTCCAGGGTAGTTCCAGGTTAGGAAATGCCTCATAAAGTACTTATAATTTTTAGAAAGAGGTAGTGCTGCATGAAAAAATGGACTAAAAGAAGGAAAAACAGTTACATCTCCAGCAGCTGGCTTATAATTTATAACAGTATTAACATATTGATTTAAGAATGAAACTGCGCCACCCTCATAATCATCATTTAAATAAACTGTTGTAGTTATTGTTGGCTTGCCACCAGGCATTTTAGATTCAGAACCCTTATTGTCATTGTGATAACCAATAGCGTAATTTCTATTTGTTTCACTATTATGTTTTAATGCATCTATTGCCGTGGGCATCCATTGATCTTCTTCCGTTCTTGCTGTTGATTCTACATTCCAATTATTAATATATTCAGGGAATACTTTATCCATAGAATTAATTATTTCTTTTTGTTTTTCTGACATAATTTCAGTGTTACACCAATCTTTTATGTAGTCGTTTTCTATTTCAAAGATTTTTTGGTTTACCATATTATAAATTTCTAGCTGTTTATCAAAAACTGGAACCTGTTCAATGGATAAAAAATTGTCTATATCCGTGCCTTCAATTAAACACTTGTCCGATATTGAACCCACACTAGATAATTCTGTCTTTATGCCAAAATCGTACCACTTTTTCCACGGACCCATAACTAAGTTTGTATACTCTGGCTTTTCAGATTTTTTTACAGAATCTAATATCTCTGATATATTTGGAAAAACATTTTTATATACCATTACGTATGGCATTATTTGTTTTTTATTAAACTCACTCATTTTTTACCCCTTATTATAATAGTTTTAATTAATTTGATACGAATTGTAATGACCATCTTTACATACCCAGGTTAGCAATAGATTCTCAGAATCCCACATTCCTCCATCAACATCTAAGTTGCACTTAGAGCACGGCCTAATGCCATCAATTTTTTCTTCAGATAAATTTTGTACAGTCTTAGCGGTGTTGTTATTTAAAAATTCATTAAGATTTGGCATCTATCTCCTTAATTAATTTATTTACCACTTCTTTATTATCTCTTAAATATGAGACTGCTTTAGCACGACCCTGGAAACGTTCACTACCAATAGTATACCAAGCTCCTCCTTTTTCTACAACGCCGAACATCTCTGCAACATCTAAGGTTTCTCCAACTGCATCAACCCCAATGTGATCACCCTGATAATAAAAATCATACTGTCCAGATAAATTGGGAGGCCCTAGTTTATTGTAGTCTATAATCCAGTTGACTGGCCTTCCGACTCTTTGTTCAATTATTTTGTCTCCAACCTTTATCCCAGATTTAATTGCATTAGCTTCAGCTTCTGAAGACCATAACTTAATAACGGTAGAAGAAAAAAATTTAACAGCCATACCTCCTGTAGGTATATGCGATGCGTGCATAGATCCAAACTGGTTTCTTTGCTGTGAGATAAGAACAAGCAATGTATTTTTATTTGCATAGTTCAACATCTTAACGGCATGAGTCATGTCTTTTGCCTCGGCACCAATTTGCTTTGTATCTTGCAAATCCTTCATTTCATTTCCGTCTTTTTCAAAATATATGGCTGGGAGAAGTGCGGATATAGAGTCAACAACAATTACATCAACTCCAGCATCCATAAGTTTGGTGGCAACATCGACCATATCATTAACTGTTTTAACCTTAGAGTGAATTAATGATTCTGAATCTACACCCAATGATTCTGCCCATGACTGATCATAGGAATCTTCCGCATCAATCCAAGCGCAACTTTTCCCGTCTTGTTGAGCAATCGCAATTATTTGTAAGCAAAATGAAGACTTTCCAGCAGATTTATTACCCCAGACAAGTGTCTGTCTCCCATACCCAAGGCCACCCCTTAAAGCCATGTTTAATCCAATGCTGGGTGTTTTTTGTTTATCGACTACAATATTCTGTGCAGATTGTACTCGTGCTCTTGTTTTTGGATCTAGCTTTGCCAATATGCTGTCAATATCTATTTTCATTTAAACCTTTTCTTTGTATTAGTATACCATTAAAATAAATTGCCGTGAAGTGGTAGTCTATTTAAATTTACTTCCATTTTTTTAAATAGCTGTTCATCTAGACTAGTGTTTATTAAACCGCCATTCATCATTGCCGCATATAAATCTAAAAGCCTAATAATAACATCAACCATCTCTTCTACAATATTTTCAGAACCTTTATTTTTTCTAATTGCTTCTAAAACTTCTGTAATTTCAGAATGAACTAGCGCAAGTTTATTACCGATCTTGTCGTGGTTTATTGGCCCTTTCCAAAATCCTTTTTCTATAGCCGTTTCATGAAGAAGTGCAGCTAATGCATCTAACCCATTGTCCGTAACCATTGATATTCCATATTCATTATTACTCATTTGAATTATTTTTATCCTTTAATTTAAATACAAAGTTTTCTTTATCTGAGTCATATTCTACTTCTAGTTCTTTATCTTCGTTTGCTGAATCTAAGAATGTTAGTAGAGGAACATTTACTTCTTTAACTGTTTCCATTATTGCAACTAGAACTTTACTTAAGCTCATATCCTTAAATAGCTCTTCTGGTGTTTTTTCTGTCATTTTATTTCCTTTACATTTAATGTGCCATCATCTAGTTTAGCTAGCACAACCTTACATTTCATACCTTCACGCATTTTTGCAAGTGACATCTTATACATTGTCGGGAATGCAATAACTCGTGTCAATTCCTTTTCACTGTTAGATAATACTATATGGCTCATCATTTTTCCAGCCTTAGTTTTATAAGGAGTAAAGTTAACAACCATGTATTCATCTTCTTCTAAATCATATTCTTTTCTGTAAAGATAGTCAACAAATAAGTCTGGTGCATTTGGATTAATATCTTTTACATTCACATAACGAGCAATTCTATTGTCTCCGACCAAAATAAAATACATTTGGTTAGGCTCAATCTGAGTATCTTCGTGGTGAAATAGCCCTACTGTTCCGCTTTCATCTACCAGCTCAACTCTAGCCCAACCAGTTCCTCGCTTAATACTCTTTACCATTCCGAACACAACAAATGATCCAAGGTCGTCAAAGTCGTCAATTGGTCTTGCCTGAGCTTTAATTCTTGGAGGGATTCCTTCTAAATTAAAAGTAGGTATTCCTAAATATTCATAGTAACTATCTTTTTCATTACCGACTCTAGGGTTATCGGTAAAAGCAGCACCGCCAATTGCATTTAATGCAGCAATTGCTCTGCTATTAATTCCGCTTCCTTTTTTAGAAGCCTTGTCAATAAAATCTGAGTAGTCTGCAAACGGTCTTTTATCTATTATCTTATTAGCAATACTATCTGAAATAAATTTGATTTCAGCCAAACCAAATATAATTGAATTATCTTTTAATGAAAAGTATATGTCTGATTCATTTACATGTGGCAACTTAATTTTAAGTCCTAGGCGTTTAGCCTCGATTAGATATTCCGTTCTCGCATCTTTGTCATTTTCGTTTTTAAGAATTGAAAACATGAACTCAAGAGGATAATAGGACTTAAGCCAAGCAGTATAATAACTAAGCATAGAGTAAGCAACAGCATGGGAGCGGTTGAAAGAATAACCAGCATGAGCCTCAAAGTCATGCCAAAGTTGCTCTGCTTTTTTCTTAGTAATTTGTTTTGAAGCCCCAGTAACAAACTGATCTTTGAATTGGTCAAATTCTTTTGCATCTTTTTTCTTTCCAATAATCTTGCGGACCTTATCAGCCTCTGACCAAGACATACCACCTAGGTATACACAGGCTTGCATAACCTGCTCCTGATATATAATAACACCATATGTATTCTCAGTAAACTCTTTCATAATAACATGGCTATAATCGACTGCTTCTTTACCGTGCTTACGGTTAATGTATGCCGCACCTACTGTATTCATTGCTCCTGGACGCACTAAAGCATTTGATGCAACTAGGTCTTCAAACTTATCTACACCCATCTTCATTAAAAGATTTGTGTACGGAGTTGCTTCCGCCTGAAAGACACCCTTTGTATAACCTTCGCTTAACATCTTATAAACTTTAGGATCATCCATGGTTAGCTCAGAAAGGTTAATATCTTTTCCAGATCTTTCCTTAATGGATTGAAGTGTATCTGAGATTACTGATAAAGTCTTAAGACCTAGCGCATCTAGTTTAATAAGACCTATATCAGCAACCGTATCCATGTCGTATGCGACGACTGGAATTCTTCCAGATACTTTATCCTGCGAATCTTCACGAGACTCAATTGGTGCATAATTTCTTAAATCATCTTTTGCCACAACAACACCTGCAGCATGCACGCCTACGGACCTAATTCTTCCACGAAGTTTATCCGCCAACCATTGTACTTCTGGATACTTACCTCTAAATTCTTTAGTGTTTGGAGAACTCAAAAAGTCTTCGAAGGTGTCTACAGTTTTTAGTGCACGGTTTACTTCTTGAAGGGGAACCATGAATACACGAGCAGCATCACGAACAACACCCTTATCTTTAAAATAAGTATAAGTTGAAATTGAAGCTACGTGCTTAAACTTTTTCTTTAGATATTCTTTAACTTCTTTTCTGCGACGGTCTTCAAAGTCTGTATCAATATCTGGGAAGTCATTTCGCTCTGGATTAATAAATCGAAAGAAAAGAAGGTCATATTTAATTGGATCAACATCTGTAATTCCTAATGAATAACAAACTAAAGATCCAGCAGCCGAGCCACGGCCTGGACCAACCTTAATATTATTTTCTTTAGCCCAATTAATCATATCCGCAATAACCAAGAAATACGAAGCAAAGTTCTTTGAGGCAATTACTGACAACTCTTCTTCAACACGGGCTAGATAGACATCATCTGAAGCCTTCTGAAGCCTTTCTAAGCCCCGATAAGCCAACTCCCTAAGCTTCTCATCGGCATCTGTCTTTGGGACGGGCAGAAGGTCTAGGCCCTGATTAAAATCATACTCACCGATTTTATTAGCAATCTCCATAGTATTTTCATATATATCAGTTCTGCTAATTCCAGCCTTATTAAAGTCAGATTCAATTTCTGAGCGTGTCTGAATAAATAAATTCATATCTTGAAATGATATTCTACGATCTGGATAAAGATAATTAAATCTATCTAACATATTCTTCATATTGCGAGACATATCAAAGTCTGCATCTTTATCAAACTTAGGAGATGTGGATAGAATAAGTAATGCCTCTTCTAGTATTCTATCTTCTTCTTTAGCAAAGTGGGCATCTCCTGTTGCCACCGCTTTAATTTTAAGCTTATCTGCTAATTCTAAAAGGGCAGAGTTGATCTCCATAGGGTTATGTGATTGCACTTCCACGTAAAAATCTTGTCCGAAAGTTTGTTTAAAGCCCTTGAGAAGAAGTTCTGCTTCCTCCATG